AATATCAAAAAAACAATCTCCTTTCCATTCTTGGAGTTTTGTTTTTAGATTTTGATTAAGTGCTAATTGAGCTGTTTTGTAAGAAGCTTTGCCCTTTCCAAACGTCCAGTCATTATTACTGTCTACTGCTCTTATTATCATTTTAATAAAGCTCCAACTCTAATTGATAAAGCTGATAAGGCACTCGAAGTAGCACCATCAATAGGTAACTCCCCACTTAACGGATCAACCGTTTTAAGATTAGTTACTATGGTAATAAAATCATCAACCAAAGTCTTTAGATTCTCTGCTGTGTTTTTTAGCTCCAACTTATCATCTATAACAATAGAACCACCACTAGAATTTAGCAAGCTTATTTTTTCATTGTCAAGAGAAATTTTATTATCTAAGTAATTTAATTCCGTTGCTACGTTATTATAGCCTGCAATTTGGTTTACTTGGCTTCTTATTCCTACTAAGCAAATAGCATCTGAAAAGTCGTGAGTTCTTAGCGTGTTAGGGCGTTGAACCAATCCATCAACTAGCCAACTGTCTAAGTCTCTATCATTGAACAAAACTAAACAAGTATCACCTGCATTAATTGGAATTGTTAAACCTCCATTAATTCCTTTATTTACAATAACTGGGCATTTCTCAAGTAAAGAAAAGTTAGTTAAAACCTCCCCATCCGTTGTTTGTCTAACAGATTTATCAACCAATCTAATATCTGCGGTTTGGTCGCTTGGATAAAAAGCTTTTATAATACCTACCCTATGGCAATTAAACTCAAAAAATACATCTTCTTTTAAGCCTTCCATTATATCTTCTAAATCTGGTTCTGTTCTTCTTCCCTTCATACTCCTTTTAAACCTCCTAATAATTTATATCCAATGAATAAGTTTAGTGAAGTAGTGCATTTTCCACCTACTGCACCAGATATTATGCCGCTATGTCTCAAGCCCATTATTTTATATTGACCGTCAAACTTTGGGTTAAATTTTGATTGTACCTCCGCCAATTGCCCGACTTGTAATCTAGGCTCAAAAATAACATCCATAACTAAGTCTGTGCCTTGTCGCTGTGGCGTTCCTAGCAATCCAGTATCAGTATTTATTAGCGGCACTTTTCCGCCTGTTGTTTTTATATATTCATTTGTTGTTTTTATATATTCATTCTCGTTTAAAACATTAATTTTCTCAAGATCAATAAAAACCTCCTCTTTGTAATTCTTTTTCAGTAAATAAAAATTATTTCCATTTAATGCGGTTGATGTTTTTGAAACTCCTTGAATATCGCCCACTTTACCCTCTGTTATTCCTGTTATTCCTCCTATTATTATTTTAGCTATATCCCTAAAGCTTGTACCTCCTCTTATGGTTTGATTTATATTTGAATTATAAGCACCTAAAGCCCCGTCTTGGGCGTTAATATAGGTTATAACATCTGAACCCTGCCTATAAGAATAAGCCTCAAGTAAATTTCCCACAAATATAGTTGATAAATCATCATCTTTATTTAATGCTGTTTCATAGCCAGCTTGTAAAATAACTTTTTTTCTATTACCTGATACATCATTAATGCTAAATCTATTTTGAAAAATAAGGCTTCTATTGGTTTCACTTAGATTATAAACCCTAAAAGTCGCACTATTTAAACTGCTTTGCGTGCTTCTAGCTATATCTAGTTCAAGAGTTAAGGGGCTTCTTATCTCAATAGCTTGAGTTGTGGTCTGTGCCGTTGAAGGCTTTGGGCCAATAAATGTAGGATCTGGCAATGCTGGCCCTATCGCTTCCGTTAGCTCTCTGCGTTTAGTTATCTCAACTGTTAATTTATATCTTCTTTGGAATTTCATTTATTATAAAAATCAGTTTCTACTTGCTCAACTTCTTCTTGCGTGAGTAATAGCATTTCTACCCTTTCAGTTGAAAAGTCATCAATAAATAATGGCTCGCTTAAATCATCTGTTAAAATACTAATACCAAAAGGAATAACATTTTGATAACTCCTTAAAATATTCACACCAGTAACTAATCTTGCACCATTTAGGATAAAGTCGCCAAAAGTTATACCATAGAACCAACCTTGTTGCTGGTCGCTATATTCTAGCCTTAGTTCAAAGTTCTGATTGTCTTCTGTTATTATATTAAAGCGTTGTTTTGGATCTTGTGATATTTCTGTTATCTGTTTCACTTGACTTTATTTTTATAATTACTTAACATTTTCTTAATATTTATTGATTTTTGATTAATAGATTGATGGCTTACAAACGCTTTACTGTCCAAGGTTTCAGCGTTTGTAAGCTTTTTATTTGGTCAAAAGAAATTTATAACTTTCTCTTTAATCTGAAAAAATAATGAAGCCTTTCTTTGAACTCCGTTAGCTGTTCCTTGATCTAATTCTTCTGCTTTTTGGTTTGTTAATCTGCCTTGTGTTTTCTTAACATCAAAATCAACTAATTCAGTTGTTGTTGTCCTAAACTCCTTCAATACAACTGAAAATTCTGATATATATTTATTATCTCCCTGCGTAGCAATTACATTTTCAATAGCATAATCACTTTTGAAGCCAAAGGGGGTTTCTACTGATACAAGTTGTTTAGCTCTAAATAAGGCTTGAAAAAAGTTATAACCCTTGGCTTGCAATGTATCTGGTGGGTTTAATTCTTTATATGCTTGAAATAAATCAACGCCAGTCCCTATTGTTTCATCAACTGAATCAACAACGCTTACTTTATTAGCCTCAATAGTATCATTTAGTTGCTTTGCAAAGCTTGTTACTATTGGAATATAACTATTAATTATAGTTAGTTTCTCCGCAAGCTCTGTTATTTCTGATTTAGCACCTGCCTGCCTATCGACCAATTCACCAACAAAACCACGCAATGTAAATCTTTCTGGCTTAATAGCTATGTGATCTTGTCTTGTGGAATTATCTTCTACGAAGTGATCTGTTATTTCAGCTTGTAACTCTGATTTATGTTCTTCAAATATATCAAACTCAAAGCCTGCAATACCTAAGTTTACCACTGGTGAGACAATATATCTATTAACTAGATTGTTGGTTATTTCTGCCGTTTCTAGTGCATTAAAATCTTTACTCATAATTTAATAATGTAAAAAGTTTTTACATTTTATTTGACTTTTATAAATTCCAGTCTAATAATGTAATTGTTATTAATTTAAATAAAAAACAAAAATGAAGAAATTACTTATAACTTTATTATTTTTTACTTTTTATTGCAATGGTTCTTTTGCCACTCCAAACACCCTTTGGGATAAAGCCTTTAAAGCTAGTGGGAATCCTATGGATAATAATATACGATCTTATGTCTTTAAATCACAATTAACATGCTCCGTACACACTAAACCAAACAAAAAGAATGCTTTTATCTCTATATCAAGATGCACTAATGCCGCAAACATAGAATGTATGATCTTGACTGACATCAAAACTGGTGTAGTAGAATATTATTGTATTGATCCCATCACTTCTTTACAATTTAATACTATTTAGCACTATTGCCTTGTGAAGCCTGCACCCTGTTTAAAGCCTCTTGATTAATTACTTTTTGCGACCTTTGAACCTCGCCACCTATTTCTTGAGCATTTAATCCATTTATATTGTATGTATTATTGTTGTTTATATTGATTCCTGTTAATGCCTCTGCCGCACGTAATCCACCAATTGCAAGACCTGCCCCTATTCCTCCTGTTCTAGTGGTATCTCTTATGTCTAATAAAGCATCTCCTAGTTTTTGACCACCTTCTGTTTTATCAATAGCTTCTGCTATCTTCTTGCCAAATTCTGGCGCATTTGCAAGGAATGTTAGAGAAGCAACCACCGAAGCCAAAGGAATTGCTAAAGCAGCAGCAGGAATTGCTAAAGCTCCTAGTGCCTTTGTCAAACTACCGAGGAATGTCAAAAGTGTTGCTCCTCCTGCTCCTATTCCTAGTATCTTTGCAAAGTCTGGTAAATCTTCAAAAGCTTTTACAAGTTCACCAATAACACTATCGCCACCAGCTCTAAAAACTGCTATATCGTCTAACAAAAGAATAATAGCCGCCAAACCTGCCAAGAATGGTGAAAAACTCAAGGTTAATAATGCAAAAGCACCAGCTAATATTTTAATGCCTCTTTCCATTCCTACCAAACCATCAATAAATTGAGTCACTAGACTAAAGGCATTTCCTATTGCTTGTGCAAACTTGGCAAATCCTCTCGCCATTCCTGCAATGACCTCAATAATGGCTTTACCATTATCTTTCATCCATTTAAAGAATTGTTGAACTAATTTATTTAGTTCTGGCGCAATCTTTGCTACTGCTTGATCTTTTAAAGCTTTAAATCTTAATTGCAGGGCTTTAATTGATGTTCCTACCTTGTCAATGTCAGCTCTTTGTTTTGGATTTAAAAAAGTGTTCTCACTTAATAGCTCAAATTCCTTTCTACTCAATCTAAGAATATTAATAAAGTCTGGTGATAATCCTATTTGACTAATTAGATTAGTGGCTGTTGCAGGGTCTAAACCTTGTATAGCTCCTCTTAATTGCTCTATTACACCAAAAGCATCTTGACCAGCTACATCAACACCTAGTAATTGAAAAGGTGAAATATCACCTTGACCAATTCTTATGGCTGCTATGTTCTTTTGTACATTACCTATTGACTGGGCTATTTGATCTGCGCTTAATGCAAGATTAGATAATTGCCCTGCTTGTTGGAATTGCTGGAGTTTTTGGATTGATAATCCTGTTTGAGCATTAAGATTTTGAAGAGAAACAACGCCTTTTAGTGCGCTATTAACAAATCTATCTAAAGCAACTACCGCACCAGTAAAAGCAGCAGAAACTAGCAATAAGTTACTTCTCAATGACTTAACGCCAGCATCAACTTTATTAATCTGTTGTGTATCGGCTTTTACGCCTAATTCTATAAATAATTGTCCTATGCTAGCCATTCTTATTTAAATTATGATATTCTTCTTCATATTCACTACAAAAGCCTTCATATTCTATCATCTTCATAATCCAAGTAATATTCATATTGTTTATTACTTCTGGATTGCCCCCTCCGTAGCCTGCCTTTGCTAACCTTAATAAAATAACATCTGCCTCATCGGCATTAATCTTTATTTTTGGCTCTCTTGCTTTTTCATCAGTTGGAGTGCGCTCAACTTTGAAAAGAGGGTTTTGAAAAAAGGGGCTAGATTTACCTTAAGACACATAATAACAATATGGTAATAATCACCTCTTGCCTCTAGTTCATTAAAAGTATCTCTGGTTATCTTCTCGCTATTGTAAGTAGATCTTTTTAAGCAATTAAATATCTCATTATTTACTTTCTCGCTACAATCTAAAGAGATAACCATATCTAATAAAGAATCTAAAGCCCCACTTTTAACTGCTGCTCCCATGTCCTCTTTTACACCTGATAGCAATTTCTCAATATCCACCTTAGATATTTCAACTCCGCTTTCCTTTATAGCTCCAAGAACTGCAACACGCAGCCTTGAAGCATCTATAAA